GGTGAAGGCGTGGTTCGAGGATCAGGCGATGCGCAATCACGTTGCAGAGATTCAGACCTACATGCTCGACGGCGCCGTGAAGCTCTTGCGCTCGTACGCAATCGAGCTTGTCGAGATGCTTGTCGAGATCGCGCGCACTGCGGATGACAAGGTTGCGCTTGCAGCGATCACAGAAGGGCTCGACCGCATGGGCATGTCCAAGGTCAACAAGTCCGAGTCCGTGACTGCACAGACGCTTACAGAGCGCGTGGAGATCACTGACACGACTGGCATCATCGAGAAGTTGAAAGACGCACCGCCCGAAGTGCAGCAAGCCGCTGCCGAGAGCATGGAGCGACTCATGAGCTTGGCAGCCGAGTTCTCAGACGGAGGAGGCGCAGATGTTTGATCGCGCTCGTGAGTGGATGGGCGAGACGTTCTGGAACGGTTTTTACGACGTGACAAGAGCGGTGTGGTACGGGCCGAACTTCAGCGCACTGCGCTCGTTGTTCTCGGAGAGCTTCTTCCAGCGCCCGGCAATGGACAAGACAGTCGTGAACTTCGACTTGGCACGTTCGCTCTATCGCAACGACAACCCGGACTACAACCTCGGCGCAGGCTTCGTGCGACCGATCATCGACCTTCCGGCCGAGTACATGGGGATGCCGAGTGTGAGCCTGCCAAGCTCGACGGACTCTGAGACGTTGCTCAACGAGTGCATCACGGACTATTGGGCGCCGCAGCTTCAGCAGATTTTCCGCGACTCGATGCGGGACTCGAAGGTCTATGTGCGGTTCCGACAGCCGAACCTCTCGAACCCGCTGTTCACAGAGGAGGATCGTCGGCACGGCAAGCTCGAACTGATCCCGCCCGAGGAATGCCAGTTGAGCTTTTCACCCTCGGATCAAGACTTCATCGACCGCGCAGCGATCACGCATTACATCGAGATCGACACGCGCACCGACGACGAAATCCTGCGGGGCATGGCACCCCGCATGGAGGAGCACGAAGTCATCGAGATCATCACGCCGACCGAATACTCGTTCTTCGACAAGACGCAGCGAGCCCCGCTGACCGACTGGACTACCAAGAACCCTTGGGGCTTCGTTCCCATCTGGCCTGTCTGGAACGAGTTTGCCGCTGACCTTGGCGGTGGGCAGTCGGACATCGAGCCGATCCTGCCGTTCATTCAGGCGTTCCACGAAGTCCTCGAACAAGCCTTGTCATCCCACAAGTACCACTCGACTCCCAAGGCGATGTTCAAGATCAAGGACGTATCACAGTTCTTGGAGAACAACTTTCCAGGCGTCCTCGATGAGAACGGCAAGGTCAAGCAAGGTGCCAAGGTCGATTGGTCGGGGCGGGAAATCTTCTTCCTCAACAGCGACGACGACGCCGGGTTCGTGGAGGCAACCTCTGTGCTCGGGGATTCCAAGACACTGCTCGGGTTCTTGCTCGACTGCATTGCAGTTGCGAGTGAGACTCCGAAGTGGGCGCTCTTGTCAACCGACGTGGCTACTCAAAACACCGACGCCACCATCGAGCCGTTCCAGAAGAAGATCGAGCGGAAGCGCAATCAGTACAGCGAGCCGCTTGTGATGATCTGCAAGATGGCCTTGGCAGCATACGGTCAACAGCCGTACACGCCTCGCATCATCTGGCCTCCGATCCGGCTCTACGATCTTGTCAGTAAGGGTCAGGCAATCCAGCAACTCATTCTCGGCTTCGACATCGCGGCCGGTCACGAGTGGATCGCTGACGAGACGGTCATCAAGATTCTCGCAACGCTGTTTTCCGAGATGAACGCACCTGGCTTGGAGAAGTCCTTGGCAGCCGACAACGTACTTCCCGTCATGGCTTCCACAGCGCCCGCGAGTGACACGCAGGCGCTACCCCCTGCCAAGCCGAGCACCAACGGCTCAGGAAGTAAGACCGCAGCGCAGAAAGCCTTGGCAACCACTTCAGCGAGCAGATCATGAAGCGGGGAAGACCACGCAGCATTCGCTTGAAGAAAGATGCCAAGCGCGTACGGCACAAGGGCAATCCGAAGCAGCGCGCTGCCGCGAGAGCCAGAGCGTTCACCCGCAGACGGAAAGGACGGTAATGGCTGCCAAGAAGAAGGCCACAGCCAAGAAGAAGCCGGGCAAGAAAGCAGCACCGTTCGGCGGCAAGCAGGCAGCCCCGTTCGCAAAGGGTGCCAAGAAGTCCACGAAGAAGAAGGGATAGCAGCCGATGGCAACTCATAACACGAACTTGAAGGACGTGACGCAGGGGCAGATCACTGCTACTCCCAACGGCGTTCTTCGCAAGCTTGGCATCCGCAAGCTCATCGTGCGCGGTGTCACGTCGAAGGGGAGGAAGCGGTAATGGCTCGCACGAAGATCGTGAAGCTGCCCGATTCCTTCCCGGCAGGGAAGCAGGTGGTTGACAAGATCGCTCCGTCAACCGGGCCGTACGGCAAGCGGGTCGCAGGCTCGCCGCCGATCAACGCAGTCAAGATTCGCGGAAGGAGGAAGTAGAGATGGCAAGAAAGCTTGGCAAGCAGACGACTCGCCCGCGCATCAAGGTTGTGTCTCAGGCCGGTCGTCCTGCCGCCACTGTCGAGAAGACGACGTTCGCTCAGAAGTTGCCAAGGCTTCCGCAGTTCTCGAAGCGGAACATCCGCAAGCTTCAGAAGGTGGACGTGTCCAAGGGCATCACCATGCCCGAGGCCAACGACATGACCACCGCAGCCGGTGTTCGTCCGCTCGGGCCGCAGACCACGCGGCTTGTCAGGCAGGCGCCGAACGTGCCGGTGCAGCCGGACAAGAACCAGCGGGTCGTCAAACCGCCGCGTGCCGGTGGCGGCGTCCTGAAGGTCTTTGGCAAGAACCGCAAGGTTCGCAACACGTCGATTCGGAGGAAGTAGTCCGATGAAGGTCACGATCAAGGACAAGACTGCCAAGTCAATCGTCGGGGAGATGGTGGGCCTCGATGATGGCATGGGAGTCATCGCGGAGATGATCTCTGATCCTGCCAAGCTTTCTTCGTTTGGCTTCGATCAGACGGTGATCTCTCGCGCCTCCGGCCTGCGTGACGCCCTCGAAGATGACAAGCCCGAGTATCCCGTCGTTCGAGTCGAGGAGGGATGGAGTGGAAGCAAGCGGCTCTGGAACGCTCGGGAACTCGACAGCATCGTCGCGCAGACAAACAGCCTCGAACCTGTCGGCAACCTCGGACACATCAAGGACGAGGACGCCTCCACAGCGTTCGGTGACCCACAGACAACCTGGATCGGCGCTCTTGCCAAGACTGAGCCGAGCCAGCAGAAGGATCGTCTTGGCGAGCAGGTACGAGTTGCGTACTTTGCCGGGTACAACCATCCGGGTGCCAAAGTGCGTGGACTCATCCGTGCCAAGGCGGTACGTGGCATCTCTTGGTGGGGCAATGCAGAGCAGGTGCCCGTACCAGGCAAGGGAGTCGAAGTTCGGGGCTTCACCCTGAAAGCACTCGATTGGGCTCGCAAGCTCAGCGAGGGCATGCCAACCTCCCGCATCGTTGCAGTCACATCCGAAATGGAGGACAAGATGGACAAGGAACTGTCCCAGGTCACTCCCGACGAGTTCGAGCGGGAGAACCCCAACGCATACACGCTGATCTTCGAGCGTGGCAAGGCCGAGTCTGCCAAGACCATCGGCGAGATGGAGACGGCGGTCGCCGCAGGCGACACTGCCAAGGACATTCTCGCGGAGGTTCGCAAGTCGCTGAAGATGGACGAGAAGGCGAGCGATGGCGACATCCTCACCGTCCTCGCAGCGGCGATGGCGAAGATCGGCGTGAAGGCCAAGGCGCTCCTGAAGGACGCACTCGACCGGGCGCTCTTGGAGCGCATTCCCGGCGACGACGACGCCGCCAAGAACCAGCGCGCGCTCGTTGCTCGTCTTCTGCCGGTCGGAGAGATGGAAGACAAGCTCTCCGATGCCAAGGAGGACGAGGACACTGACAAGATCGTCGGTGAGATGCTGGACACCGCATTCAACACCGACGACACGATCAAGCAGATCGTGGGCGAGCAGCAGCCGGTTTCGGTTCGTCGGCGTGAGCAGCTTCACGGCGGCGCGTCCGATCTGGACAAGGCTGTCGAGTCCTACGGCGGCGAGCGCCAGCGCGTGACGCTCGGTTCCTAACGAGGAAGGAGGGCGAACATGAGTACCAAGAACAGAAGGATCGTTCCAATGCCTGCCTTCCTCGATCCGAACAACCGTAGGGCAGAGGGCGGAACGGTCAACTTCACGATGCGAGAGACATCTGTGCCTCACTCCCCGGACTACGGCAAGGGGCGCGAGCGCAGAGGCAAGCAGGACGCTTCCGAGCCAGTCGAGGAAGTCGTTGTAGTACCGGAAGGCGAAGGCGAGCCCGGCGTCGATGGTGACGACGGAACTGCCAAGCTCGATGGCGACGACAACTCGAATCCTGGCGGGGAAGGCGGCGACGGGAATGACGGTCAGGATGACGGCGAGCCCAAGGCCGACGAACCTGCCAAGGACGGCAAGAAGAAGTCGCAGTCCACAGGGGAGGATCGCTCCGAGTGGACGAAGAAGGACTGGAAGGCGCAGGCTGCCAAGCTGAAGCTTTCCACGAGTGGCAATGCGACGACGCTCAGGAAGCGCGTCGAAGATCACGAACAGGCCAAAGGAGGTAAGTGATGGGCCAGAAGATCAGTGACGGCAAGGCATTCAATCTCACCGTTCCCGATGACGAGGTTGTGAACGACTACGACCTGTATCGCGTCAACGGCGTGAACGGTGTTGCCATTGGTGCCCTGGCCGCCGACGACGATGCTCGCACTCTCGCGTTCGAGGCAGATACCAACGCCATCTACAGCGTGAAGGTGCCCGCGTTCATCGACCCCGATCCGGGCGACGTGCTGTTTTGGCACGATCAGACCCAGGACTTCCAGGCAGGCGCAACAGACCTGCGTGGAGAGCCCGCAGCATCCGGCGACCAGGCATGCTTTTGGTGCTCAGGTGCCAAGAACGACGCTGGATACATCCAGGGTCGCGTCCTCAACGGCGTCCCGGCGCCCGTTTCCGTCGTCAGCTAGGAAGGAGGTAAACCATGTCCAAGACAAGAGGGGCAGCCTCCTACGCGGAGCTTGTCAGGTCGGGCTCGATCCACGGTTCGTTCTCGGACGAACCGACCTGGAAGCGCGTCATCGAGCGTGAGGCTCAGAAGGCAATCGTCGCCGAGATGATCGACAAGGGCATCCGCAACGGCGGTGCCAAGGCCATCATCAACGAGATGCTTGCCGATCAGGTTCACAAGGAGGGCGGGCTCAACTACTTCGAGTTCCCCGGCTCTCGGCGTGACCCTGCTCGCCCGATCATTCGGGAGATGATCGACACGAGTCAGGGCCAGATGGCACTTCTCGAAAAGGTGCGCATCGACGTGGCGTTCGGCTTGGCAGACATCCCGCTTCTGTACGGCCCGCTCTACCAGCGGATCGCGCCTCCCGGCGGGTTCCCCGGTGGTCTGTATCAGGTGGACGAGTTCACCTTGCAGGCCAACGTCGTCTTCCTTCAGAAGTTCGAGGGTGGCGAAGTCGAGTTCGGCACGTTGCAGAAGGGCTCGCCCGCTGTCGGCGCGATCCAGACGTACGCGGCTGGATTCGAGTGGACGGAGGACATGATCGAGTTCGACCGCACATGGAGCTTGGAGTTGAACTCCCAGGCGTTCGGCCGCGCATACAACGCGCTGCTCAACCATCTGCACCTGAGCCCGATCATCGGCGCGTCCTACGGCGGCTCGAACAGCACGCCTGCCAACACGGGGGGTTCCACGACGGCCGAGAACACGCACCTGACGTTTCAGGATGCGTACACGGAGTCGGTCTTGGCAACCCCAAGGCGCACCGGCACGGTGCTCTTGGCATCCGAGGCAGATCGGTTCCAGATCGAGGAGGCGATCCTGACCCCGGTGTACGACGCCAACGGTCAGCCGCTCCCGAACGTGCCCATCCAGACGATCATCTACTACGACGGGGAAACCATCGAGCGCGGCTCTGACGTGTTCGAGTACCCCGGCGTGACACCTGGAACGTGTTTCCTCATCTTCCCGCAGCGGAAGTTGAAGGAACTCGTGCATCACGATCTCCGCATCGACATCGGCCCGCCGGACATCTCCCGGCTTGTCGAGGGGCAGCAGGTTGGCCGTGCGCGCCGTGGCGTGTTCGCCAATCTGGACGAGTCCGTCGAGAAGATCACGCTCCCGTAGTACAAGTGACAAGGTTGGGGGCGTCCTTCGGGGCGCCCCCTGCCAAGTCCTACCAAGGAGATTCGAGATGGCGACCGTCACACTTCAGTTCCAAGCGCCTGACACCGAAGACTTGTCCGAGCTTCGTGTGTACGAGGCTGCCGCGCCGACTGGCCCCTTCGTGCAGATCGACAGCACAACCGAAATCTTTGCAGGCGAGGGCTACATCGACTCGTTCACCACCGACGCCGCAGACACGGCCGACGATTGGTTCTCGATCACTTGGGTCGCAGCCGATGTCGAGAGTCCGTTGTCGCCTCCGGTGCGTGGAGTTGACCCTGGCTTGGTAGGCGAGATCGCGCAGCGCGTCATGCAGCGCGACCCGAGCCTCGATTACGCAGTCGTCTTGCAGGAGGCCGAGTCAGTGGTCGAGCAGTTCTTCGGCAAAGACCCGTACTCCGTGGACTTGTCAGTCGATGCCCCGGCTGCTCGCATCTACCGCACCAAGAACGGCCTGACGTACTGGACTCTCGCGCAGACCATCTTGGCAGGATTTGCCATGTCGAGCAGCGTCCAGTCTGCAACGCTCGGGCTCGTCAGCTTCCGCTCCGAATCGGGACAGACCAAGGGCGGCGATGTCCAAGAGCTTTTGGACTTGGCATGGAAGCAGCTTGGTATTGGCGGCAGTGTCGTGCTCGACATGCGGCGCATCTGCCAGCGCTACGGCGGCAAGAACTGGCGCTCGATCCAGGGGAGGATCGACGGCGAGATCATGTATCAGCCGTGGGTACCTCGCACAATCGAAGCACCGCGCAGCGCCAGGAGGCTTGGCACCTTCAATGTCTAGCACGCTCGCACAGTTCACTGACATCCTTGACCGGATGGGCAGCCTTGTCACCATTCATCGTGAGTACGCCGAGAACGGTGTTCTGTGCCCATGCTTGTCACCCGAGGGGTTTCGCACCCCCAAGTGGCACGTCACCTACCCGCCTGGCGAAGCGAATGACAACCTCGATGACATTTG